GAAGATAGGTTTGGACCACGTGGCGACGGTGGTTCAGAATCTCCAGCAGCATCAGCGCTGCCAAATCCAATGGATTTTGTCGCTCCAACAGAACATGTTGAGTTACCATCGCAAGGACAAGGATATCCAGAAGGCCATCCTCTTTGCGGAGAAGAGACAGTTGAAATTCGCTTTATGACAGCAAAGGATGAGGACATTTTAACCTCACGCTCTTTGCTTAAGAAAGGTCTTGCAATTGAGCGTCTTCTATCGTCTCTTATCTATGATCAAAGAATTGACGCAAAGTCTCTCTTGGTCGGAGATAGAAATGCAATTATTATTGCGGCAAGAAGATCAGCATATGGCAACATTTACAGCACAAAGGCAACATGCCCAAACTGCACAACCGTAACCCCACATGATTTTGATCTAAACAAGGCTGTTGTAACAAGTATCGAAGATTTTGAAGATGTTGGAATCACTAAGACGGACAAAGGCACCTTTGTTTGTTGGCTTCCAAAAGCTCAGTTTAAGGTTGAGATCAGGCTTCTTAAGGGCCAAGATGAAGTTGAGATGGTTGCCAAAGCTCAAAAACAAAACAAAAAGAATTCTCCAGAAAGAAATGTCTCAGATCAACTTAAAAGGTTTATCGTCTCCGTAAATGACTTCGATACGCCCAAAGTTATCAATCATGTTGTTGAAAATTTGACCGCAGTAGACTCAAAGTACCTACGTGGTGTCTACAGGCAATGTTCTCCAAACATTCAAATAATTGACGATTTTTCGTGTCCTGCATGTGGTTATGAACAGGAACTGGAGGTGCCTTTCGGGGCGGACTTTTTTTGGCCTGAGTGATGAATACATGGAGAATGTTTACGAACAATTCTTCATTTTAAAACATTACGGTGCATGGTCTTTGATCGAGCTTTACAATCTTCCTGTCGGTCTTCGTGAGTGGTGGCTTAACCGAACCGTTCAAGAATATGAAAAAGAAAAAGAAGCAAATGAAAAGGCGATGAGAAAAGCAAGATGAATAATGCTCCCATGGAGCATTTTTCTTTATGATCTAATTATTGTATGAGGAATTCGTTATGATTGTTATTGATTTTACCAAGAAGAAGCAACTAAATGAAAGTTGGTTGAGAATGATTGGCTCATGGTCAAAGTCTTTGCTTAGACAAATGTTTGGCAAGGATTTTAACCTTAGTATGTCTTTAAAAGAAGAAGATGTCGACAATAAACTTAAGTTTATTATCCGAGGCGAGGCTGAGGACATCAAAGCATATGCTGATGCTTTGTTTATGGAGAAGCAATATCTTGAGGCTTATTCTCAATTTGGCAAAGATCATCCAATGACAAGCAAACAACGAGGTTTACTGCAAGTGGCCGTTCAAAAGTTCGAGGATAAAACTGGAATTCGCTGGCCCTTTGACGACGAGGGTTAATAAGTGGCTGAGTTAACACCAGAACTACAAAAACAACTAAATGATCTTCTTAAAGAATCAAATGAATTAAAAAAAGAAGAATTAAGACTTCAGCAAGAACTTGCTAAAGCTGGCCGCAATTATTCTGAAGCTTATATCAAAGGTGTTCAAGAGCAACGACAAGCAGTTAGTGAGCTTCGATCCGAAGTTAAAGAAAACGGTCTCGATTCTATTGAAACGGCCGCAAAACTAAGTTCTTTGAATGCAGAATCAAGAGATGAAATTCAAAAACTTATTGATGCTTATCAAAATGAATTAAAAGCTAAGAAGGATGCAGGGGCAACAACTGCCGAACAACTCGAGCTCGAAGTTGAACACAGAGCTCGCGTTCTTAAAAAACTGACTGAACAAGGCAAAAAAGGTGAGTTTATTGAAAAAACTCAGAAAAAGATAAACACTTCTGTTGAGGGTATGGGAGCGAAGCTTGGTATCGCCGCTTCTTTTCAAGATACAAACATTGGCAAGTTTTCTGAAATGATGGGCGAAGCTTTGGCAACTAAAAATGCTGCTGGAATGATCGGAAAGAGTTTGACAACTGTTTTTGATCCTGCGAATCTTGCCGTCGCTTTCCTTGAAAAAGTCGCAGAATCAATGATTGCGGTCTTTGTCGCAACGGAACAAGCAAATGCTTCCTTTAGAAGATCAACAGGTTTTACCGGAGACTTTAGAGGCCAGATGATGGCTGTTGCAAATGAGACAATCTTTGCCGGTGTTGGTGTTGCAGAAGTTGGTAAAGCATTTGGAGCCCTTGCTCAAAATTTTTCAGCATTTAATCCACAAGCCGAGGAAGCGAATAAAGCAATGGTAAAAAATGTTGCTCTCCTTGAGCAACTTGGTGTGTCTGCAACAGAATCTGCAAAAGCTATGGATTTCATGCAAAGATCGATGGGTCTTTCCGCTGATGCTGCGACTGATATGACAAGACGTATTGCCATGGCAGGAAAGGACATTGGTATCACATCTTCAAAAATGATGTCAGACTTTGGTGCGGTTTCCGGCTATCTTGTAACCGAAGGTGATAGAATGGAGCAAGTCTTTATTGATCTTGCAGCCCAAGCTAAAGCAACAGGCATCGAGATCTCTTCTTTGGTCAATCTTGGAAAACAATTTGATTCATTCAGTAAAGCAGCAGAAATTACCGGACAATTGAACGCTGTTCTTGGGACAAACTTGAGCACTATCTCGATGATTAATGCATCAACCGAGGACAGACTTAATTTATTAAGAAACGAAATTAATACAGCCGTTGGAGGCTTTGACGGTCTTGATAAGTATACACAAATGTATGTTGCACAATCACTTGGGTTGAAAGATGTTGGAGAGGCACAAAGACTTCTTAACATGTCTCAAAAAGAGTATGCAAAATATAACAAAGACATGCAAGCAAGAGCAGCAACAGAAAAAGAATTAGCGGATCTCGCACAAGAAATGGTCCCCGCCACACAACAATTACAAATTGCAATAACAAAGCTTGGCTTGGCTATGGCACCAGTTATTTCATTTTTTACTTATTTTGTTGATGTTCTCGCTTCTGTAATGAACGGATTTAAACAATTGGGCAAGCTCGGTGATGCGCTTTTGAAAGGTTTA